CCTCAATACTGCCAAACGGACAAGATACCATTTATCGCTTAATTAACGGCATTCGCGATGCAAAATGATAAGTTTAATTTCTTCGTGCCAGTCGACTTTGAAAAAAGTGGAGACGGTCAATCGATGAAGATTGCTGGTATCGCTTCTACTCCTGATCTTGATGCCGACCAAGAAATGATGGATCCTCACGGATTCGACCTATCATATTTCCTAGACAAAGGATTCTTCAACTACAATCACGCAAGTAAAAGCGATCCCTCTTCTATCGTAGGAGAGCCAACTAAAGCATTCATTACCAAGAAGGGCGAGTTGCACCTAGAAGGATTCTTATATCCCAACTCTGCAAAGGCACGCGATATTTTCAACCTAGCTGACACTTTGAAAAAAAGCGGTAGCTCACGAAAGCTAGGCTTTAGTATTGAAGGCAAAGTTATTGATCGCGACCTATTAAACCCGCAAAAAGTTACTAAAGCACGCATTACTGGATGCGCAATCACTCCTACTCCCAAGAATGCCAATACATATCTTGACGTTATTAAAGGTCATGGTGTGTATAAGGCTCCTGAGGAGATTACCTACGAAGCCGCTCCTGTGAAAGCAAACGGTGGAACCGAGTACATCATCGACGTTACACGTCCAGATGGCACTCGTATTCGTATGGACAAAGGCTTCAACATCACCGTTGAGAAAGCCGCAACAACTGCGTCAGCCGCACCATTGATCCCCGAAAGCGTGGACTCTGGTCGCAATAAAAAATTAAAACAGGGCGCAGTGTTGACTAAATCAGAAATTGGGGCGAACGTAGACTCCAATTCTGACTTTTTGACCAAGTCACAAGTCTATGAGCGTATTTTCGAATACACTTCGGATATGCCTACAGCACATAAATTTTACAAATTAATTACAAAACAGTCTAACATGGCAAACCAAGTAACAATGGACGATATCCAGAAGGCGCTAGACGCCCTTGGCCTAAACGACGACTCCTCTGAGACTCTCGAAAAAGGCATGCCAACTGATGCTTCTGGCGTATCCGCAAAGTCCTCCGATTCTGAAAACCTTTCCGACCCTTCTGGCGATGCCAAGAAGCTCGAATCCGAAAACCTCACCAAGGGTGATGATGAGAAGGATGAAGAGGATGAGGACGAAATGGAGAAGATGCGCGGCGATCTCGATGAGATGAAGAAGGGCATGATGGCCCTCACCAAAGCGATGACCGCTATCAATGAAAAGTTGGGCGGATCGTCTGCTGCAAACGGTGGTCAAGTGACCATGAAAGCAGTTGAGACCGATATCGAAAAGAGCATGGCTGATGAATTCGGCGAAACCCGGGATTTGATCAAGAACTTGGCAACTATCGTCAAGGGGCAGTACGACGAAATGGGCAACATGAATGAGCAGCTTGAAACGCTGCAAATTCGGTTGAACGACGTTGAAAGCCAGCCAGTTGGTCGCAAAAGCGTCATCACTAAAGGCGATGTGCTTGAGAAGTCTTATGGAGGCGAAACTCGTCAATCTCAGTCTGATAACGAGCAATTGCACGTAGCTCAGCACCGGGCTCAGATCGTTAAGGCTTTGAATAGCCTATCTGGAATCGAAGGTGGTGAGTACAACGAGTTCTACGGCAACGCAGTTCTCCAGTACGAAGCTACCGGCGAAATCTCCAAAGCTGTCCGTAACGATCTCGCGACCAAAGGGTACGATATCTACGGATAATCGCACAAACAACCACTTTTTTTAACCAATAATTGAATACAATTATGACTAACCTAGGCGTATCGATGGCTGATTATCAGCTTGACGTAAACAGTCAGGGAGGCGTTTTTGGCGAGAGTTCTGCTGCAGAATTGGCGGACTTGTCTAAGGCTCTAGAAGCTGGTAGTATTACCGGCCGTGAGACGGACGGGTTGTCAACTGCTTCTGGTGCTCCGTTAAAAGTCGAGTCCCTGGAAGGCACTCTAAAGCATTTGACGTATCGTGAAAGCGACATCGTGCTTTGGCGTATGATCAATAAAGCCCCTGCGTACAACACTGTAGAAGAATTCAACCAACTGTTGAGTTACGGTGCTGATCGTGGAGGATTCCAAAACGAAGGCGAGCTGCCGCAAGAAGAAGACTCTGTCTACCGTCGTATGGCTGAGCACGTGAAATTCCTTGGCGTTACCAAGTCGGTGACTCATCCAATGCAGCTCGTGCGTTTGCAGCCAGGAATTGGCGGCATCATGCAGCGCGAGATTAAGAATGGTACGATGTGGATCCTTCGTAAGGTAAACCGCGCTTTGGCTTATGCCAACTCCGCAATCGTCCCTCAAGAGTTCAACGGCCTGTATGCTCAGCATCAGAGTGCTTATAGCACCTTGTCTGCATACCAGGACAGCGACGTTGTCGTTGACCTTCGCGGTGTACGTTTGACCGAAGAGGTGATTGAGCAGGCTGCCGAAGCTATCCTGGAGAACCATGGATATGCGGATACACTTATCGCTCCACCTTCTGTACTATCCAATTTTAGCAAGAACTTCCTGTCTTACAAGCAGATCTTCCCGAACACCCAGCAGGTGACGCAGGGAATCATGGGTCAGCGCGTTAAGGCGGTACAGACTCAGTTCGGCGAAATTGGCGTGAAGTACGACAAATTCCTCAAGTCTGGTGTTTCCAAAAAGCAAGCGACCGCTGCAGATAGCTCGAAGGCTCCTGCTGCTGTTACTGCCGGTGGAACCCCTGTTGCCGTAGCCGCTGACGCTGCATCTACCAAGTTCGGTGATGGAGCAGGTGACTACTACTACGCAGTAGCTGCAGTAAACCGCTACGGTGAATCTGCTTTGACGCTGCTTAATGCAGGTGGTGCTCAGACCGTTACCGCTACTCAATCCGTCGACCTGTCCTTTACTGACGGAGGTGGTGCTTATCCAGCCACTGGATACACAATCTACCGTTCCGTTAAGGATGATGCTTCTGCCATTGCCGATGTGAAGTTCTACCCGATCTTCTCCATCAGCACTGCTCAGCGCACTGCCGGATATGATGGTGGATCTGCAGGATTGGTTCGCGATCGCAACCGCTTCTTGCCAAACACCGAGCAGGCCTTTATGTTGCAGAACGATACCGACGTGTATGAGTTCAAGCAGCTTGCGCCTCTGATGAAGATGGACCTGGCCGTCCTGGCTCCTGCAACTCGATTTATGATCCTGTTGTACGGTACGCCTCAACTTTACGCGCCTGGTAAGGCTGTAAAATTCATCAATATCGGCACGACGGCTCCGTCCTAAGATAATTGGATTGGAACTTGGAAATACCCTGAGAGAGATCTGATTTTTATCAGGTCTCTTTCTATTTATAACGCAAACTCAATATTAAAATGACTATTGTCCTTAAAACAAACAAGCCCAGTCGCGCAAGTCGTACAATCAAATTTATGGTTGAAGGACAAAATGTGGCACTGGCATTCGATGAAAATCTCGAGGCAGAAGTTGACGCACAGCTTGTCGATCCACTTTTGACTGATTATGGTGATTCTTTAGAGGTCGTCGATGGCGATGTGTCTGTTCCGGCCGATGAGCCAATTGCACCTGCCAATCTCGACGAGGTTGAGCCTGTTATCGAAGAAGATCCCGAGCCTGAGGCGGAGGAGATGGAAAAGGTTGCTGTTGTCGATGAGACTCCAGATAACGACTTTTCCAACGCTACCGTAGCAGAACTTCGCGCAATTGCGAAGGATCTCGATTTACCAGCTAACGAGTATCGCTCATTGAAAAAGGCTGCTTTGATTGCTTATTTGCAGGATAAAATCGGCTAATAAAAACCACCACCATGCCTCAACTAGAATTCTACACCAAGTATCGACTCAATCAATCTCAAGTGCTGAGCGCTGATGAGTTGCTGCAGATCTACTTATTCCAGATCAAACAGGTTGTAGTTGACGGCCAACGTCTGTCGAACGAGACATTGAACTACTACATTCGAGCAGCCCAGGATGATATTGAAGATCAGCTTGATATTAAGCTCAAGAAACAGATTGTCTATGAGACGCGCGACTTCATCCGCTCCGATTGGCAGCAATGGGGCTTTTTGCAAACTCGCTATCCCGTCAATTCACCACAACTACTCGAAGGTTTTGTCAATTCCGTTCGGCAGATTACCTATCCAACCGAATGGCTTTCTGTCAAGAAGGGGAATGATGATTTGCCATGGCGCAACATCTATTTAGTGCCAAACGGCAGCACTGCCGAATTTTCCTCAACATCCGTTATTTATAGCGGCATTACGCCTCACATAGGCTTAACAAACGCACGACATATTCCGAATTACTGGCATATTACATATTGTACAGGATTTGATCGTGTACCAGAAGACATTATGAATGCGATCGGCAAACTAGCCAGCATTAACGTATTTCACCTACTTGGAGACCTAATCTTGGGCGCAGGTATCGCTTCCCAAAGCATCGGAATCGATGGATTGTCTCAGAGCATCTCAACAACATCTTCTGCAACGAACGCAGGATATGGTTCTAGAATTCAGGGCTACCTGGCTGACTTGAAAAAAGCCATTCCAGAGCTCAAAGCAAAGTATAAAGGATTTACATTCACTAGTTTATAATAGCCATGCCACAAGCAACAGTAGACCAAACTAGTCCAAATTTAGCACAGCAAGCCAATGTGGAGCTCGTTCTTAACGACTTCGAGGCTAGCGTGTGGAATAAGGGTTACGAGGTCGTCCATGAAAAAGCGTTGCGATGCCCATGCAAGCAAAAAGGAGGTGACAACCGAAGTGCTTGCAAGAATTGTCTTGGTAGCGGCTGGTTATTCATCAATCGCACCAAGACAAGAATGGTATCTCAGTCGATGAATCTGCGCAAGAATTTCAAAGACTGGAGTGAGGAGGATATGGGTAATATTAGCATAACTGCAATTGCGCGTGATAAGTTAGGATACATGGATCGCATTACATTATTGGATGCGACCACCTACTTTTCACAGATCATATATCCCGTATACAATGGGATTAAAGATACCTTTACAGCGCGATGCATATACGAGCCAATTGCTGTTGAGGATGCGTTCTTGTTTGATGGCACCGATAATGGATTGAAGCGACTTGCTCAAGGCACAGATTTTACTGTAGCTAGTAACGTCCTGACATTTAGTGCCGAAATTCGTCAAAAGTATTCTAATGCCGCAGTTAGTGTGCGCTATTCGCATAATCCAGCATTTCACGTTATTGATATGACGAGGGAGGCAATTGCAAGTCGAACGACAGCTAACGAAACAGGCGTTACTAGCGTATCGCAATTTCCGATACATGCTATTGCTCGTAGAGCGCATTACATTTTCGACAGTGCCAATGTATATGGCAATGATGGTAATCAAAACGAACTGATCGACAACTCATACACAACTGATGTTTGTACCGATTGACATAGATGCTCGCGACCTGGCCATGGAATTTTCTCTTTCCAATGGCCAGGTTAATGATATGATGGAGTTTACTATCCACGAGATCACTGCAGCGTTTGCACGTGAATGGGATAGCTATGCACGTCGGGAATTACGTAGTACGCGCGATCTATATCGACGCAGCTTGATCGTTGGCGAAGAGGGCTTTTTGACTGGCTACGTAATGCTGGTTGGAGATCTACCCAATATGCTCGAGCAGGGCGCTGGATCCTGGGATATGAAAACTAATTTCGCCAGATCCGGCAAGGTTCGCTACAACAAGAATGGGGGCTGGTATCTAACCATCCCATTTCGCTTTGCTACACCAGGAGCGCTTGGCGAAAACGAGGCTTTCTCCAACATATTGCCAAAAAGCGTATACAAGGCGTTACGTACTGTAGGCGATACACGCACATCTGTGCAAGATTCAAGACAATATGGAGGAGGTCTATCTTTGAGCGATATTCCAGCTCAGTATAGAGCTCCAAAATCTCGGGCTGCATTTAGCGATGTAAAGGAAAAAACGACATTCAGCGAATACAAACACAAAACCAGCATATATCAAGGCATCATTCGCAACAAGAAAGTTTACGAACGAGCCGATCAATCACAATACACATCGTTTCGTCGAGCTAGCTCGAATAGCGATCCTAATAGCTGGATCCACAAAGGATTTTTGCGTCGCAACTTTGCAGGTCGTGCCCTAGAATCAATGCCGATGGATACAGTAGTAGATAATGCAATTGATGACTTTTTAAGCGCTCAAGGCTTTTAATATGATTATTGTACCGCAATTACTCGTTGAAGATGCAGTTCGCAAACTGCTATCAATTCTTCGCAAAGACTTGCTCAACAAGCCATGGCAGGAAACCATCTTGTACACCTTGTGGAGTGAGACAGACCGCTTTGGCGTAGAGTATGCAGAAGAGGTTCGAGACCTATTCTCACGCAAAGAGGGCGAGAATTCGCGCTTTATTGATGTGCGATTATCATTTGATGCCGAACGAGCCAACATACCAACGATTCACGTAACTGTTCCTACAGATGAAGAAAAAGCGCCATTCCTCGGAAACAATCAAAATGGCTATGGCGGCGAAACTCTTTCAAATGGGAGTGAGTATCGAGATATGTATTCGCGCATGTTTACTGCACGAGTTTCGCTGGTAATTACCTCAGACAATGCACATGAGTGTATGTTGATATACGAGACAATTCGCGCATTGTTGATCTCAATCATCCCCGTGATCACGCTGGGAGGTTTTGAAAACGCACGATTGTCTGGACAGGACTTAATGCTTAATCAAGACCTCGTGCCACCAAACATATTTATCCGTTCAATATCCTTGACTGGTGATTATTTGATTAAAGTTCCGGATATTGTGACTCGTCAGATCGGCCTTAGCCTATTAAATGTCGTTGGCACACCAAAAGAATCATTATGAGTGTAAAAAAAATTAATGCCGTGCAATATTGCGGCGTTCTTGGCTTGGATAATCGCAAGCGTTTTGCCGCTCAACGTCTTTTCAAAGACCACCTCCAAACTGTCGACGATTGGGGTGAGACCTTCTATGAAGTTGGTCTAATCGAAGAAAAGCCCGCAAAGCAGATCAAGACGAAGCCAGTAAAGAAACGTATTGCCGATGAGGCTCCACCAAAAACAGAAGATAAATAATGGCAACCGAAGTTTTATTTAACGGACGAGTTATTGCAGAACCAGGTGTTTATACCGCCATTAAAAGCGGCATCCAAGCACCTCCACGCGAGCTAGACTTTGGTCGCGTTCTGATTATTGATACCGGAAGCGGAGCCACCTGGGGTGGTGAAGGGATTAGCGGCGAGCTTACTAATGGCTTGGCTGCTGTTCGTGCGTTCGATACTATTGGCGAGTTTCGCGAGTACGTTCGTGGAGGCGTTTGGTGGTCTAATGCCGAAGGTCTTTTCCGTCCAAACGGTCCTGGAAGTATTGGTGTTAGCCGTGTATATTTTGTGCGTGCAGCTACTACCACCGCATCGACAATGACAATGACCTTTGCCAATGGTGCCGGTCCTACTGTCGATCTTGACATCAAGACTAAGCGCGAAGGACTTGGATCTGTAGGTGCTCAAACAGCAGGCAACAATCTGTATAAGGGCTATGCGATGACTCTTGAAGCTGGTGTTATCGACACAGCAAAATTCATCATCAAGTTCTGGGAAGGAACCTGGAAAGGCCAGCATACTGACAACACCGATCTTGATGGCGTATCACAAGCGGATTCCGCACCACGCCTCATCACTCAATCTGACGAGATCGACACGTTGGCTGAATTCATTACCTGGGCCAATAGTGATGTTGCATTTGACAACTACTTCTCCATTGACGGCACTCCAAGTAGTGATATTGTTACCGCAGACATCGCCTCCAACGCTGGAAATAATCTAGCGGTTGGTGGTACGGAAACATATAACGATGCCGGATTGACGGCCGTGCTTGATGCCATTGGAGAGCTGGATTACAACTTTTTACTTTCTGATCAGTATGGATCAGATGCCGCATCAGCCAACAACCTATCCATGTTGGCACATATTATCGAGGAAGCGAAATATCGCAAGTATCTGGTAGTAGGTGGTGGCGCAGGTTCTTCGGAATTTGCATCCCAATCTGTTGCCAGTGCAGCTACCCTAGATAGTGCTCGCGCTATTCTCGTTCATGGAGCCAGCAAGAAAAATAACGGTAGTGCGTCAGCTAACACGTTGCGCACATACACTTCCCTACATAAGGCATCGTATGTTCTAGGTCGCATTTGCGGTCTTGAGCCACAAACACCTCCAACATTTAAGTTCATCGACATAGATGGAGAGGCTCACGTGATGAGCGAAAAAGAGCGCCGCCAGGCTTTATCGGCTGGTGTACTTCATACGCGCTACGACGTTGATTTGGGAGGATACGTCATCAATCAGGGCATCAATACGCTGCAGAACAATTCGCAGGTGGTCAATGAAGACGGCACGTCACACCTGATCCAGGTAATGCGGATCACGTCGCAGTTGGAGCGCGAAATCATGCTGAATGCCAAAGTGCAGTTGCTCGGAACTCAGGACTTAGGTCCAAACCGCAATACTCTTGGCCAAGATGATGTAACGCGCTGGCTGGAAGGATACTTGACGCGTAGAACAGCCACAGATCTGGAAGATAACCTAATCATTCGTTTCGGCGATATCAATGTTGCCACGCAAGGCGATGCATATTACATCACTTTCGGATTTGTGCCAAACTTCGAGGTCAACAAGCTGTTCTTCACCGGCTTCATCTTGGACACAAATTTATCATAAACCATAACTAACAACGATGGCTAGTAAAACAATGAGTGCGCCACTGGCGATAATTAAGAAAGATGGTAAGCCAATTGGCCTGATGAAAGACATCAGAGTCACTGAGACCTTCCGTCGTCAGAAAGTTACGGGCTTGGGGCGCTTGATTCCACGCGAACGTCCTCTTACTGACTGGGATGGACAGTTTTCGTGCGGCTTCTATACAATCAACCTCAAGGAGACTGGCATTCCAGACGCTGTACAGCGTGATGTGCCAGGCATCCAAGAATGGATTGACAACGTCCTCCTCCAAGAGGATGGTGTTGACGTTACGATCTTCAAAAAGGTCAAGGACGTGCTTGATACCGAGACTGGGCTGATCACCCCCAAATTGGAGGAATTCGCTACAATTCGCGCCGCTTTCGTTGAGCGTGATTCTTTTGATATAAGCGAAGGTCAAGTCTCCGGACAGAACCAAGACTTCGTGTACAACCAACCGATCCTGTACTTCATGTAAGCAGGATTAAGTTGGAGAGTACGATAGTTTCAACGATATTGGGTAGCGATTTGCAAGTAATTGCGATCGCTATTCTTTTTATACAAAACGTGACAAATGGACATTAAAAGAGTTGTAAATTTTGAGATTGGTGGAAACCCGTACCAGCTAACCATTCCAACCAATCGCACACTTATCGCAATTGAGGTCAAAAAAGCCCAATTGTCGAAAGATCAGTATTTCACCATGATGCGCACGCCAACCATATTGGCAACCACTGTATTGGATCTTATTGATGCGTATTGCTGGCTAACAATAGCTTGTCCTCAATTCCAGGACGATACGCGCATTAACGATATCTTGGATCTTGATGTGCTAGATTCACAGTCGATTCTCAAGGCATATCGTGAACACATTGCACCCTGGATTGCAAGTTGGCAAGAAGCATTGTCGGCTGTAGCAAAAGAGGCTGTAGATGAGGAGAAATAACGATCTACGCCAAATGGTCGTTGAGTGGAACCTTCGATTTCCGCTAGATGCTTGGTGGCGCAAAAAACACAAAGTGCCGTTCGGAAGTGAGCGGCACCTTCAAGTTTCGCAATTAGACATTGCGTTTGAATTCATGGAGGATCAGCTCTTCAATACAGAGCAAAAAGAAGAAGACCAATATGCGTACGAGCCAGGCATGCGTAATTGGCTTAAGCCTCGCGAACGATTTGAGGAGATGAAGTCGAGCGATCTTACAGGAGTGAATGATCTGAATGACATTCGCTTTGACGACAATGGCAACATATTGTTAAAAAAGTAATATATGGAACGCAATACTAAAATAGTCTTTTCCGCCCGTGACGCAGGGGTCGAGTCGATGATTAATAGATTGCGTTCCAGCTCAACTACTTTAGCACGAGACATGATTCGTGACGCCTCTCAACAGGCTGAAACGGGTCGTGAGATGGTAGATATCATCGAGAATCAGATCCGTGCTATTCAACGACGCAACCAGCTTGACGCAGCACAAACATCGTTGGCTTTACGTCAGCGTTTGGGTGCTGGCGACATATCTCAAGAGGAATTCACTTCCCAGACAGGCGCAATGCGCCTTGCCAATCAAGAAGATAATCTTCAAATTCAAGTTTTACGCGATATTCTTGCCGAATTACAAGAGCAGGCTGAGGATGAGTTGCGTAGCGATCGCCAACTTGTTGAGCAGCAGGTTGCAGAGCAAAGACGTCAATCGCTGCAAGATGGGGATGATGAGTTCGCGTTTTTCCGCCGTAAGGTGCAAGAGTCTGCGATTGACGGTCCCGAAGAGGAGAGGAGTGCAGGAGGAGCTGGTGTACGCAATGCTGGTGTTTTTGCAGTCAATCAAGCTGGTCGTGCGGTAGTATCTCGAAATGAGGTCTATGCAGTAGCTGGATTACTGGCTGCATTGCCGTTAGTCGGTGGCGCTCTTAGTGGATTGGTAACAAAAGCATTCAGTCAAGCTGAACAACTGCAAGGCGCCAGAGGGCAACTGCAAGGACTATCAGGAACACCCATCGGTAATATAGGTGGAGGTGCAGTGCGCTTTGGAACGACAATGTCGGAGTTCATCGCACAATATGTGCAGCCATCTATTAGAGCAAGAGGGCAGTTTGCCGGCGCTGAGCAGCTTGGCATGGATGTATTGTCACTTGAGCGTGGCTTGGGACTATCCTCTGCTGCATTGCAAGGATCATTGCGTGCAACACGAAACGATTTTAGCGATCCTTCGCTTATCGGTGTTGTTGGAACTCTAGCCACTCAACTCATTTCAAGTGGCGCAATTCCACAGGAAGATTTCACTCGCATCGAAGAGTATCTCGAAATAGCCAATCAACTAGCTAGCCAACAAAACATGCGTCTTGATGGTGTAAATAGTAGCTTAAACGCATCTATTATTGGCCGATTTGCTGGTTTAGGTGGCAGCTTTAGCGATCCACAGGTGTTGGGTAATATTGTGCAAGCGTTAGATCAGGGTCTGCAAAATCCAGGCTCTGACTACGCACAAGCTATGCAGTTCTCAGTGTTGAGTCGTATGAATCCTAATGCGACACGATTCGACCTTATGGCAATGCAAGAGCGAGGCATTGCACAACCAGGACTTTTATCTGGTCTTTTTGAAATGATCAGTGGATCGACTGAGGATGTGATGATGGAGCAGGTCAAAGCACTATTTCCACAACTATCATTCTCGCAAGCCCAGCGATTGACGCGTGCGTATCGCGATGGATCCCTGGACCTATCCTTTACACAAGGACAAGCTGTCAATGATGCGGAATTGCGTACACGTTTGTTGGGCAGAGCAGGTGCAACGACCGGATATCTTCAACGCGAAACTGCAGAAATCGACAATGTATTAGCCCAAAAAGGAGATGAGCTGTCGCGACAGGTTGGAACGCTAGTTCAATCGCTTGGTGGTATTGAAGGTGCTGCAGGAGGATTGATGGATATAGGTATTAATTTGACATCAGCGATCAATAAGCTCACTGGCCAGTTTGATGTACTGCATCGCGCTGGTCTCGGCAAGTCAAACAAGATATTTAAAGCGAATGAATAATTTGCCATACATATATTATACGCATCGCGATACGGAAATCGATAGCCTTGAGGAATTTGTAGATCAGCAAGGCTTATCTCTTGTGCGCTCTATGACAGTTGCAGAGGTGCTAGCCTATACTGATGAACAGGGCATTCGCAATATTGATCGTGTATGGATGGCATACGATCGCTATCAAAAGAAGCAATATCAAGGGGAGTATGATTTGGGCACCTTATCGTATCTAGCTTACAATACAGTGCTTGCGTTGCCTAAGGATCGCTTGTTTCGCGAAACTCTTGGTATTACTGGCGTCAATCAGGTTGCAGATGTCAACACATTCAATGCTTTCATCGCTGATCGTTATAAGACGTTGCTCACAGATGCGCGCTTCGTGCGTGCAGCAGATTATACGAACGGTGCAGAGATCAACTCCGTCAAGCAGATAGGAGCTAATATTAGCGTGTGGATTTGGAGCAGAGCGTTCAATGAAAATCAGCCTGGCCAGATGATTAACGTCTCGCCGTTTGTTACATCGTGCAATACGCGCGTAGATGATAATGGAGGCAACTTCAATCTCGAACTAGCACCAATTATTGGTCGCAAAAATGCATCAGGCAAGTGGTCTTTAGCGCCATTTCACATTTCGCAGGATAGCGAAAACTATACGGCGACAGCGCATTTGAATCGCTTGGTCGACGATCAAATCCAGCGGGAATCATTCTTATTTCACCAAATTCTAGGCAACAACGACCTGGTTTTTGTTCGCTTTGAAGAGTTGCAAGTTGAAGATGATCGTGATCAAAGCGACTTTACAGTTCCGATTACCAATTTGCCATCCAAAGAGAATGCGGTTCGTGTGTATGATATGATTGGCTTGGTAGACAATAGCTCGCTCGATGTTGGTGCCGATCAAAATAGTGTGCAGATCAATATTACTGGACGAGATCTATCCAAAGTGCTTATTGATGATGGAAGCTACTTTTACCCACTGCAATTCGCTCAAAATGTATTTATCAATCCCGATGAGGATCGGCGCTTAATAAATCGTCTAGCCATAGATGGCAGTTTTGTATTGCAAAGCGCATTTGCATTCAGATCGGTGCGATTTTCACTGCAATTCATTATGAATCACCTGGCGAACATGGGTGTTGTTGCTGATGATTTATTCGCATCTTATGGTGATAAGCGCACGACCGTGTATCGTGTTGAAGATACCGAACCAAACAGCTCATCGCAAACTCAGCGCGTTCTAAGCAACATTCGTGCCGAGGTAGAAGAAGAAATTCGTCAAGCCATTTTGCAAAGCGGAACACAACCGACAGATGCACTTGTACGTAATGTATTCGATCAAGCAAGTGGATTTGTGGCTAACGCCGTTCAACAGCGAGTATTGACGTTTAATGGGGGTGCTTTGAGTGGATATCGAACACATAGCTATCTTGGTGGAGGAGTGACGGCAAACACAACGCCGTCATTTTTGACACAATACTCAATCTATTTGTTCGCCCGCATTACCTCTAAGGTGCAGGGGGAGCTTGAAGGGGAGGGAGATCCATCTGTTCTTCCAACATATATTTTCAATCGTCTATATGAGTATGTGCGTAGCAGTGCAGGAGATGATGTGGGCGAAAATCTCATCGAAACTCCAGCCAACGGCATTTGGCAGATCATCAAGCTGGTCATCGACTCAAGCGTGGCTGATCGTCGCTTAGCCGACTCGTCAATATCGCAACCAGATGGATCGCTAATCAACCAATTCTGGAAGGTGTGTCAAAAGCCCTTTGTTGAGTTTTATACCGACACGTATGAGGATTTGTTCTACTTCATCGTTCGCCAACCACCACTGAATAGGTCGGCCATTCATTCATTTTTCGATGATGGATTAGCACTTACGATAGAAAATAGTGAGGTCGTTAGTGAGCAGTTAAGTTTCACCGATCAAGAGGTGTATAGCTTCTACGAATTAAAGCCGCAAGGCCTATTTGCAGGAGCTGGAAGTGAAGTTTCGCTAGCTTATATTCCGATCATTTACTTTCCACAATATGCCGATATTTGGGGTACACGACGATTAAGTGTTGTTTCCTCATATTTGCCTTATTCTGGAATAATCGGAGAGCAGAGCGACGAAGATTCTAATTACTTGATCGAGCAAACGGCTGAGGATCTCAAATATGTAATTGATACCAATTGCTATCTGCCTTTTACACGCAGCGGCACAATCACGCTACTTGGTGATCGCAGAATCAAGAAGGGCACATGGATCCGTTACGCTCCAACGAACGAAATATTTTATGTTACAGCAGTCGATCAGTCATACAGCATTAGCATGAATTCGATTGATCGCTTGACTATTCTAACTGTTGAACGTGGTATGGTTGAAAGGTACGTTTTCAACGAGACACTCAATTACTTCAACATAGTAGATACCGAGATTATTAAGGATTTTATCGTGACAAGTTTAACGGGCACGCAAGAGAATATTCAACGCATTAGTCTTGAGATTCAGCGCAATTTTGCAGTGAACCAAGGGGCATTTGATTTCTTTTTGCAGCGCAAACAATTTGATTAATGAACGCAGTAAAGCAAGTTGGAGTAGGCAACACTCGACCAACAATTTCAATTGGCTATGTGATCTTACCATCAGGTGAGGTGCGCAGCGATTACGTTGCTAGATGCTTGCGGACTAATACGATTAGTGTTTTTACTGAGAACAACGAAGTGCTCAACAATATTAAGATCACTCAGGCATTAGAGGGGCACATTGTCTTTCCTAATGGCGAAGGGGAATTGGGTAGTGCCGTAGTACTTGCCAACATTGCGGCACACAATCAGCCGATTGCAGTCGGAATATTGCCAAAGCAAGATGAGCTGGACGATCACGACGAGGATGAGGTTGTAGTGGGAAGAAAACATCGTTGGGGCGTTAATGAAATTCGTCAAGACGCTAAGAATGGACGCACAACAATTGCTATTACATCACGCAATAGCACTGGAGGTCGATTGGACGTTTTATTGCGCAATCCTTATGATTCCGCACGTTATAATGTCGAAGTGCAGGGCGAAATTACAGTAGACGGTGCAGGAAGAATCTTCTTACGATCAGGAGAGTCCGTACACTTTTTGATTGAAGATGTTGAGACTGACACTCAGACCAATATTATGTATGTGGCTGGTGAAGGATTCTCATATATCGATGAATTCGGCAACACACTTTCAATGACTGACGGCAATGTTGCAATAAATGGTGAGGCGATAGCTATTGGAGAGGATGGTCTTGAGCCTGCAGTAAAAGGTGACGAGCTCTACAACCAATTGCAAGCCAACAAAGCGCGTCTTGATGCATTAATTGACGCAATCACCAACGCCGTTCCTGTGCCAAGTGATGGTGGATCTGCGTTAAAAACTGCAATTGTAGCTGCAGTATCTGCGCTACCATCAGAAGACTATTCCAATATTCGCTCATCCAAGGTGTCGTTGGAATAACGATTGATTTATAGGAGAAAAAGCACGATATTTGCAACTAAATTCGTACCAATGGATTATTCAAAAATACCGCAACTCAATACAGCTGACATTATTCAAGTACCGTTTCCGCGAGATCAGTATATCCCGAGTGAGACGAAAAAGAGTCAAATCGTATTGCACCACACAGTAAGTCCAAGTTTTTCTGCGTCTGGAGATATTGCGTGGTGGAAGCAGACAAGAGCTCGAGTGGCGACCTGCATCATCATTGATGGTAAGGGGCGCATTCACCAGCTTTTCAGTTCAAAATATTGGGCATATCATTTGTATGTATCGTCGCCACGCAATAAAGTAGCGACAAAGTTAAAAGCGCGCAGCAATGATGTTGCGTTAAATCGAGGATCTATTGGGGTTGAGCTGGACAGTGCAGGAGGACTGACATACAAGAATGGGCGTTGGTATACAGCGTATGGAAGGCAGATCTCAAAAACGCGCGTTCAAGAATATCCTGATGGATATCGGGGCTATTATGGCTTTGAAAAATATTACCCACAGCAACTTGCAGCACTATGGCAGTTGCTAAAGTATTGGGAACAGCATTATCCTCATATTCCACTGCAGTATCGTGATGAAATATGGGATGTAGATCGTAACGCATTGACAGGCGTGCCTGGATTGTACGCGCACACGAGCTATCGCACTGATAAGTCCGATTGTCATCCAGATCCAGGCCTGATTGAAATGCTAAAACAACTATAATGCCAACACCTGCACAAATACGATATCGCGGTCTTGTTGAGACCTTAGGACGAGCGACAGTTAATGCGCTATTTCCGAAGGATTTTGAGTACTATATGATTGCATTCGAGCTGACAGACTCGAAGGATCGCGTTGTCGATTATTTTGTGCTACCTGTAATGCCAAAATCACTCAATCAATCTCAACAATCGCTGACCAGTATCCGCAAGACTGCAGGTGGTATTGTGACGATTGAAACCAATACTTTCGTACCAGTCAATATTTCGTTGAGTGGTACGTTTGGACGTCAATTGCGAGCTTTGATCGGGAATACAGCGGCAAACTTTACAGCACTTGCTTTTTCGACAAAAAGTGGTGTTTTTAACGAGACGTTCACAAGCAAGCTTGTTGAAAAGGTCAATGTGTTCGATCCGCAAGTGAAGACTGGATATGGCGCGACAAAGATTTTAGAGTCGATGCTAAGCAAGAGTCGCACATTTGATGAGTTTGGCAACCCATACAAGCTCTATATGTACAATCCTGCATTTGGAGACAGTTGGCTTGTAAGAGTGAATTCACAGCGCTATCATCAAGATGAGGCAACAAATATGCTGTGGCATTACGATATTGAACTCACTGCAATTGCTCGTGCAGCTCAAGCAGGTTCCAAAAAGCGACTAGCGCCATTGGGATTTAGTGTTGTGCAGGAAGCAATTGGTAATACAGTACAAGTGATAAAAGGCCTATTATGATACCAGACGGTACATTGGACGATTTTTACGAAATCACTGGATTTGACATAGGTGCTTATTTCAGTGACTTTGCTGTGTTCTATAATGCAGCATTTGCGTCGTTTGTCGACTATTATTCTGGTGACCTTGAGATCGTGCCATCCAAATATTTGTTGGAGTACGAGCGTTTAGCGAAGTTGGAGCGCGAATTGAAGGCGGTATTGGCCTATAAGCGTGACGACCTCTCTAATGCCAAGTATTGGGAGCTTGTAATTGTTGTTGAACAGGTCAGTAAGAGCCTTGACACGATTGCTAATCTTGACAAGTGGCAGCGCTCTAGTCGTCAGAATGCGTTTTTTGCCTCTACTGCGCAAGTAAATGCGACATTGAAGCAAGGCGTTACGTTGGAGAAATTCACGGTAGATGTGTTAGGATCCAGTGATGTTGACGATTGGTCCAATATTGCAATCCGCAATGATCTTGCGGAAGATGGATATACGGTAGACGATGTATTACTACTAAAAGCTGAATTTCGCGGCTCATATTCATCTGTCCAGATTCAATCGGTCGTCGACGTGATTAATGGAGAGAATGTATACGGGAAAGACATCAATCGCCAATTGGCTTTTGTAGACAATGATCTTGAAGTCCTGACGCCTAAGGAGTCTATGGTGCAGGCGGTAGAGATACTGGCATCGCTAACCAAAGGAGACAATCCAGCATTTCCTAGCGATGGCATTCAAGCTGGAGTTGGAGCGAATCGCAATCTTACCAGTACTACGTTTCCTGTGGTATTTCGTCAGATGGCAGATGTATTCCGCACCGATGATACACTGAAAGCATTCGTCTTACGAGATGTGTATATAGAGCAAGATTCTGTATTTTACGAGTTTGAGGTGCAAACGCGTCTCGACGAACTACTAACGACAAAAGTGCGCATATGATCACCACAATAATGACACAAGAGGAGTTGTTTGACTTGTTTGCCGAAACACTTCTTAACAATACTAGTAAGGTCACCAAGATTAGCCGTCATAGTGCGCTATCTGGGATTGGCTATGGAGTAGGTGCTGTAGCGCAGCGTGCGATGAAGGATATCGCTCTAGTCGAGTCGCACTTATTGCCTGAAAATGCGTTTGGATCTCACCTGGACGCTATTGCTGCACGCACTGGAGTTGGTGCTCGTTTTGGCGCAAGTGGATCTTCCACATACATACGTCTAGTTGGCGCAGTAGGAACAACCTATTCCAAAGGCACACACACATTTTCTGGCAATCACGGTATTGTGTTTGATCTCGATCATAGTGTGGCAATCGGATCTGCTGGATACACCTATGCCAAAGTAAGTAGCACTACTACTGGAGTTGGAACAAATGTTGATCCATTGTCGATAACAACGATAAATACTGCACCTGCAGGACACGTATATGTGATTAACGAATACGAAGCCACAGGAGGGCGTGATAGCGAGAGTGATGCTGATTTCCGCGATCGAATTCGCTCTTATGCAAATATTGCAGCTCGTGGCACTCTTGCATTCATCCATCAGGTGATGCTGCAGACCAATTCTGATATTTTGCGTGTATTCTATCAAGGCACCAATAGTGCAGGGCAAAGTATTTTGCGAGTTGCCACCCAAAATGGTGCAGATCTGTCTCCAAGCGAGCTTGAAGCATTAGCTAGTAACGTGCAAGAGTATGTCTCGGTGGCGGATCTGCAGCCCTATGGCAGTTCTGCTCGTGGCTTTGTTATTGAAAACGTGCAGTGGCAACCTGTTGATATCTCTTTCCGCGTTGTACTGCAAGACAACGCAGACAACGATGAAGTTCGCAAGCTAATTCAAGCGCGAATCTCCAAGTATTTCGATGTGCGATCTTGGGATGCGAACAAGCGAGTAGAGTGGGATGATTTATTGCAAATAGTTAAGGCTACTACTGGCGTAAAATATGTGTTGGATACATTTTTTGTTCCTAATCAGGATATTCAAGTGGATGAGGGCAAAATTCCCAGAGTGCGTGGATTTTTGATGTTAGATGCGAGTGGAGCTCTGCTGAGTGGCGTAAACGGAACCCTCAATCCATTTTACTATCCAATAGAAGCAGATTTCAACTTTCAAGCATCAATTCTAAGAACACTGTAACATGGACGAGCAAGTATTGACACCAACAGAAACAACAACCAATATAGTAACAACCACTATTACGGTAACGACGACATTTCAGCCGTCCGATCCTGGTAGTGATAATTCGATAACTGTTTGTAGCTAAAATAACGATATCATGGCAGTATGCACACTAGATTTATTTGGAGAATTAGGCGGCAGCCCAGATACAGGTGGTTACTGGGAACAAACCAGTGGTCCGCAATCCATCACACTTTCCGGAGGGCACCTTGGCACTGCAAGTTTCTTGAATGCAGCGGCTGGAACCTACACATTTGACTATAAATTCAATGAGGTAGATGCTCCAGCAACCGTCACAGTGACCGTTGGCGATCGTCCAGATCCTGGGAACAATACCTCCCTCAATACTACTGAGGGAGCTGGCGTAATAACTCTACTCGACCAACTTGATGGAACTCCTGATGCTGGTGGCTCATGGACGGTTTTGCCGGCAATTCCTGCAGGAACATTTAATGCTGGAGCTGGGACGTACGATCCTGCTAGTGGCGATGGATCGCTCGAAGGTACCGTATATGTATTTACGTATAGCGTTACCGAACCTGGAAGTGATGCAGATTGTGCGTGCTGCACTCAAACTGCAGATCTAACAATTACTGTATTCCAAGGTGGAACTGTTGGTACAGATGCATCATCAGAAACAGAAACTTCTGATGGTTCCAAACTCTTAGAACCGAAAGGCAGAACCTTGGTTGTTGGATAACCATTTGACATCTCACGAATCTGACATGTAACAGGAACTTCAGTATCCTTCTTCTGGAAGAATGCTTCAACCTTTGTAATGTACTCACCACCTTTCGCCTGTGGCATAAAGGATTGTGCAAGTGGATCCCACCATCCTACAATCTCATCACGAGTATCCTGTCTGACAACATTCTGTGTCTGAGATACTTCACGAGTTTCAACCCTAGCGTTACGAGTTGCAATGATAGTTTCTTGAACTGTGTTAAGGATACCAGTTGCAGAGTAGATGGTCTGTGCAAATGTTTCTACACTTGACGTACCATTGTCTGCATCAGATGTTAATCTGAATACACGTTCACCTGTTCTGAAACGTGGATTACCATCGATGTTTGGATTTGGAATATTGAATGTACCAATAATCTTACCGGCACCATTCGTGATCAAAGAATCTCCCAATGATCCACCGTCTGGAGTACAGTATGCACCAACATTCGTCTTATCAAAATATGCATATACCTTAGTACGAGGTTTCAAACCTGTCGCAGTAAATGTAATGTTTCTTGAGCGAATGAATGGAATAACCGCACGAGATACGATACGATCTCCTTGTGACTCTTCATCGATCTGTGGTACAACGGTAGTTTGAATACCTGTACGAGATGATACCCCCGCCTCTTGAACTGTTGAACGTTGAATAACTGGTCTAAATGGAACTTGTCTTCTTGCACGAGCCCATGAGGTTTCTCTGAATCGTGTTGTTGCAACAGTTTCAGAAACACCAGACCACTGAGTTTGCCATGCATTCCAAACAGTACCCAAAGAGTTACGGTTTGCAGCAAGGACTGTATCAAAGTTACCTTCACGGTTGATAATCAAATCAGGTAGACGATCAACCTCAAACCATTCGTCACCAGATGGTGACAGTGTACAAATACCAGACCATGAGAAATTAAGAACTGGGTTCAAGTTTTCTACACGAGTCGCATAAGGCTGTTGTACAACCAACTGATGGGTATACGGTAGAGTAACAACGTCACCAGTCTTGGCATAGTTGTCACCAGTACGATCAGCATCAGTCAAATTCTCTTCAGTGAGAGAGATACCCTTCATGTAATATTTTGGTCTAAGAACACCAGAAGACATGTCAATCGCAACACGATAGTCTGGGTGTTTGACATCACCAACAGCATGTCCTTTGAAGTTATCTACGACAAAACCAGACTTGAATCGATCCAATCCATTAGAGTCTTGAATCTGTAATGACTGTGCTTCCTTCTCAAGTAGATTGAGAGAAGTATAGTATTCGATGTTTTGAATACGAGTCTCCAACTTGCCGATGTCACGCATCGTGTAACTTCTATTGTTTGTTCTAGACAAAGACGCATCTTCTAAAGAAATCAAGTATGGGTTCAAGTTGATAGTCGCAAGTTTCATTGCGTTTTCAAGTGGTTTAGGTGCAATTGGTTGTTCTGATGGTGAACCAGATACTAACTTGAAGTTACCCTCAGCAGTAAGGAATACCATATCAATACGTCCAAGATAATGATCAAAG